TCTTGATGGACTAAATAAATTAAATTGAGCATTGTTTGCCCTTATATCTAATTTTCCTCTATCAACATTTGAACCATAGTTAAATGGTTGAAATGGATTAGTTGGGTCTGGTGTAGATGATATTGGAAGAGGTTTGTGGTCACTTGTGTATAAAGCCTCAAAACCACCTGATAAACTTAAATCTCTTCCAAGATTAGCTGTGTTTGTAAATAAATTATTCGCACCTGAATTATCTAAAGCAGTTCCTTTGTATGGATTTATATTTGATATTTTTATACCATCATTTTTAGGAACTCTTGAATCATATGTTTTTTGTTCAAAATTTATTAAAGATGATTGAGGAATTAAAAAAGTATCCAATATTGGATTCAATGATGTTTTATTTTCAAAATCAAAACCACTTACAGGTACATTAAACCCAAACCTTGAATCATTTGAATGCAAAGGTCTCCTATCTATGAAGTCCTCTGTTCTTAATTCAGCTTCTTCTTGAAATATACTTTTTAATTTTAATAAACTCATTTATATTCTCATTATTTTAAGTTTGACACTATTTTGGATTCCACTTTAGTTCCAATGTCAGCAGAAACTGAGCCACCGAATCCAAAGTAAGATTCATTATCTTTTCTCATCGCTGCAATATTTTGATTTAAATTATTTATTGTGTTTTCTAATGCAGCTGAGACTTGTGAAGCCCCACCACCACCTACAGCACCGGCTATACCTGGCGCAGCTATTAAATCATCATTTGGACTTAATCTAAACATTTCACCCTCAGCTGTTGATACCATTGTTCTACCTTTTGATATAGATAAGTCTCCAACATTTCTAACCATAGAAGCTATTGCAGCAACACCAGCTGCAGCTAAACCCAAACCTATACTTGCTCCAATTGGATTTCCAACAAAAGCTCCAGCAGTTATGTTGGCAGCTTTAAGAGCTTCGGCTTTAGCACTTAATACTGATTGAACTTTTATAGCAGTAAATATACCAATCAATGTTGGACCTAATGCACCAATTGATTGTAAAAATCCAGCTATCATAGATACTGGAGCAAGTATTCCATTGAGTATTGGACCAATTGTCTCAGCTAATATAATACCAACAGTTTTAAAATTAGCAACTAAACTAGCTATTGCTGTCATTGTTTCTTCAGGTATTTCAATTTTACCCGTTGCGTCTTTTATCTGACCTGCTAAAGTTTTTTGTTCTTTTGATGCAGAAACTACTTTTTGTAATTCTGATGCTTCTAATCCAACAGCATCAGCTAATGCTTTTCTTTCTAAAGCATTCAATTTATTAAATTCAGCTTCACTTCCAACTTGTTTAACCACTTCTTCCATAGCACCTTTGACATCATTATTAAGTGCTAATTCTCTAGCTTTTTGTAAATTCAATTGTCTACCAATCATCACGGAAGCTGTTATTTCATTATTCAATGATTCTTGGAAATTCAATAATCCATCAGCTACTTTTGCAACTGAATCTAAATTTAATCCAAGTTTTCTAGCTTGAACAGCTGCTTCTAAAATATTCTTTCCACCATCAGATGAGAATTTAGCAAACAATTCAGTGTTAGCTGCTACATCTTTTAATACTTGGTCAGGTGCAACATTGTTAGCTTTAGCTAATTGTCTTGTTGATAATAATAAATCTTCAGCTTGTTGACCAGTTAACCCTTGTGTTTTTACAAGTAAACCAACTAATTTCCCACTTTCATCTACCGACATACCAGTTGTTTTTGCTATTCTGGCAACACTTCCAGATAATTCATCAGCTTCATCAAATGCAATTCCGAAATTGTTTGCTAAATCTGATGTTGCTTTTAGTGCATCCTCACCTGATAAACCGAGTCTTGTAAATTCTGCTTGTGACCTTACGAGTTCGTTTCTAAAATCTGTCACACCCATAGCACCAAATTGTCCAGCTATAGCTTCTTGAGTTGCACCAAATTGCAATAATGCTGCGACAGCTATGGTTAATGGATTGGTTACAAAACCTTTAATCGTACCACCCATACCACCCAGTAATCCATCTGCTGTGGATATACTATCTTCAAGTCCTTTATTTACCCTTAATCTCTTTTGTTCAGCATCTAAAACACCTTTATAACCTTCTAAATTATCAGCCAATTCATCATTTTCAGCAGCTTTTGCTTCAGTTATTTTTTCATCTAATAGTAATTGAGTTTGTTTAATACCCGTTAAATCATATGCACCACTGGCTATATCACCAGCAATATCATTAATCTCTTGTTCTAAACTATTTAAATCGTTACCCTTTGATATTAATCTTTGTGTATTCTCTACTTGTTTGCTTAAAGAGTCAAGAACATCTTTTTGTAAACCCAAACCATCTTTACCACTTATATTATTTAATCTGCTTTTCTTTCCTATATCTGTAAGGGTTTTACTTATATCTTTGTATCCTTGTTTGGACTTATTTGTTTGAAGCTCTGTTAATTTATTTATAATTTCTTGATTTTTTATAAAATCTTTTTGTTGGTTTGAACCAAGTCTACCATTTTTAATAGCTTGTTCTTGCAGCTTATTATATGCCTCTAAAGCTTTATTTAATTGTTTTTGTTCTTGTGTGCTTAAAGCCATCTTAACCCTCTATTTAATAACCTTGTTTTTTTAATTTTGCTTCAAGGTCAGCAGCAAGTTTGTTAGCTTTGTCTATGTCTTTGTAGAATCCTTTAAGTAACTTTTGAATTTTTGGATTTTTTAAGGCTTGTTTTTCTTTTGAAGAAATACTTTTTGATTTTAATTTATTTAATCCAACTAAAAACTTAAACGCATCAAGTAATTTGTTTTCTAACAAAACATTTTTATGATTCATATATGATTTTTTCTTTGACACAATACTCTCCTATTTAGATGTATCTATTCATATATAAATATCAAATTTGTTAAAAATTATCTTTTAAATCTTGGATTTGAAGACTTGATTTTTTGGTTAGCTTTTTTAACGTCTTCATTTTCTTTTTTACGAGTATCAAGAAGTTTTTGATAATAGAAATTTCTTAAATATACGGGCATTTCATATAAATCAGAGTGATTAAATCCCTCTCCATAATACATTAATTGAAATATTTGTTCGTGAAGTTTAGGTTTATCTTCAGGAATTAGGCCAAAAAAACCCAACCGTCATCGGTATATCTACCTTGACGGACTCACCTCCTAAATCTATTTCTTGTTCCATTATAATATCTGGAGTTACTTTTTTGATTTCTTCTCTTAAATACATTGAATCTCTTGATAAAATATTTTGAGATATTGTATTGATAGTGGTCTGAGAACTATCACCATCAACCTCTTTGATTAAATATCTTAATCTTGTGGTTAATTCAGGAGCAACAGCACCAACTTTTTTAGATGCATTTAATTCTTCCTCAATTAATCTCTCATCTTTACCTGAAAGTAAACTGAATTTAATTTTCTTTTTAGATATTGGAAGTTCTACTTCAAATGAATTTTCTGTAATACCGCTTGGTAATTTTTTAAATGGACATTCAGCTAAATTAAATGTGTGAGTTGATGGAGCTCCTGTTGTTGGGTGATTTACTTGACAAGTATATTCTGGTCCATATGCTAATATTCTAGCTGCTACCATTACGGCATTTTTATCACCTAACACTAAATCATCTGCTTTCACACCCTCTGTTAATATCAATGAATCCAATAATTTATCAACCACTAAACCTTTTTTAATAAGATTCTGTGATGTAAGAATGTCTTCTTCTTTAGCTGTCATATATTTAATTTCTATTTTACCCTCAGATAATGGTGAATCTTTTGGATACAATCTACCTTCACTTGGTAAATCAATTACTTCACTTGGGAATTTGTTCTCTGACATTTTATACCTCCAATGCTCTTCTGAACCAACCTAACCAAAATTTCTCTTGATTTGGTTTATCTATAACTATGTTTGCAAATCTTAAAACTCTATACGCTCTTACTCTATCTAATGAGATGTATTGTACAGCGTTTAATGTAGCTGGTCCTAAACCACCATCTACTTCAATTTTCTTTTTGTTTTTAGAATTAGCAGCTTGTTGTAAAACCTTGACAGCTCCTCTTCTACCAAAATTAACACACATATCAAAATAAATATGTCTTAATTGTGGGGGAAGTTCATCACACTTACCTCGTCTCCAATAATCTTGATGATATATTTTCTTAGCTTGTTCTTTGGTAAGATTTTTAATGTCCACATCAGGATACCATCTTTTAGCGATTCCATACTTGGTTTCACCACCAGCATCATCAGGGTCATTCACATAACCACCTTCGTGTTCTAAAACTATTTCTATTATTTCGTCAAATGTTGTTTTCATTTTTAACATCTCCATATATAAATATATATAAAATAAAAAAACCCTTGATTTTTATTTCAAGGGTTTTCTCATATATTAGTTCAAGTATTTATTAGAATTTAAGTATCGCGTAATCATATCTTAATGTTAAAGTGATTTCAACTGGGTCTGATGAATCAAACGCTAAATCACCAAAATTAGCTGATTGAATATACGCACCTTTTAGTTCCCATTCTTCAACCACATCTCCAACAGGACCTAAAACATTAAAAGTTATATTTTTCTTATAGAAATCAGAATATCCATCTCTACCAGTAACTGATTCGTGATGTAATCTAACCCACTCAATCACTTGTTGTGCAGCTGATGGAACAACTGGGTCATATAAAGTAATATCTAAAGGTTGCCATCTTGACTTACCTTTAACATATCTTGTTACATTCATATGTTCTAATACTACCTCATCCGAGTCTATTTGTGGACGATTCATAGCTTTAATTAAATAAGCATTGATTCCGTCAATTTGCATAATAAATCTATTTTTGAGCTTTGGCTCAAAGGGTGTAAACATAATATCTTGTGGTTCTAATAATTCAGCCATTTAATTTCTCCTATTAAAATACTTAAACCTTTAATTCATATATAAATATCTAAAAATATAAAAAAAAGGGACTTATATTTAAATAAATCCCTTTAATTTAGTTATTTTAACTAACTATTACTCTGGAAAAGAAGCACCTGTAGGTTGTATTGTAAAGTCTAATACAACAAACTCAGCAGTTCTTGTTGGTTGTAAGAATAATTGTCCAACTAATTGATTTCTATCAATTGTGTCAGGTGTATTATTCGTTTCATCCATCACCACTCTAAATGCACTTAAACCACTTTGAGCTTGTACATTTTCTAAGAATGGATTAACAATATTCAAGAATCTTCTTCTTGTAGCTGCTGTGTTTTGTTCAAATACAAGGAATCTTGAAGATGAAGCGATAAACTTCTTAACTCTAATTAATAGTCTTCTTACATTGATTCTATCAAGAGCACTTGATTTTTTCTGTAATGTTTTTTGTCCAAACACCGTTACCCCTTGTCCAGGGAATGTAGCAATTGGGTTAACATTTGAATCATACAATGTATCTCTATTTCCTTGTGTTAGTTTTCTTTCAGCTTGGATAGCAGATGTGATTCCACCACGATTCAATCCAGCAGGAGCGAACCACGGGTGTGCAACTCTATCGTTGAATGCATATATTCCACCTAATACTACTGATGGTGGCACCCATCTTTGAGTTCCAGCAACTTGACCATCAGGTACTTTAACCCACGGCCAATACATAGCTGCAAAGTTTGAATCAACTTCTTCAGCTTTAGATGTAGCATTTGTTACCGTTGAACCATAAGTAACTGGGTCAATGATTGCAAAACAATCACCTCTATCTTCACATATATCTATAGCTTTATTCGTAACAGCACTATGAACACTATGAATTACACCAGGCATTAAGATTAAATTAATATCAAACTCATCTTGATTTTTCAATAAGTCAAGAGCTTCTGAATATGCACTTCCACCATTAGCATTTGTGAGGTCTGATAAATCAAAACCTTGTGTATTAGCAGCTGTTGTTATTTCTTCATAGAAGTGAACTTTATTTGAAAAAGTTCCAAATTGTCCACCCAATGCATCAAAACCACTTCTTCCAACTAAACCACCTTCAAATCCACCATTTGATGAACCACTACCATTTGCTGGTAAAGAAGCAGAAGCAGCACCAACTCTAACATTTCCGTTTTCATCTAAATAATCA